CCCTAGAGAAAAGCTGGTTAATTCTTCATACCCCGGTTGACCGAACCACTGGTTTTTTGCTTGCCAGCGCAAGGTTTTATCGTCGATCTCTTGTCGGGGTGGAGGAGATGACCTGATTTGTACATCATTATCATCTTGTTGTAAAGGGGTAGGTTTAAAGTTTTTTGCAGCTTCTACACGCATCTTGGCATCTGTCAAGGCTTCTTGTGCCTCCAACAGAGCGTCAGAATCACCTGCTTCGTATGCTTCTTTGTACTTACGCTTGGCATTTTCAAGCTCGGCATGTGTTGCCGCCTTGATTGTTTCAGAATAAGTCTGTTCACCCGTGCTTACGTGCTGTTTTAGACGCTTGTTCTCGTCCAAAATGTGCTGTGTAATGCGTTCTAGCTCTTGTTTTTCGCGTGCGAGGGCTTCTTTGGCACGGCGCTCGTCATGACGGGCGTGTGTTAGCTCTTTTATGCGCTTTTTAACGCCATCAGAGTACGTATCGAGTTCATCGTCAGAGGGATCATCCACATTACGATCCAATGGCTTGCGGCCACGGTCTTCTTGGGGGGTATCGTCAACGATTTCTATCTCAATTTCAGTACTGTCGCTGTCTTTTCCTACTGGAGTTTCTTCAACTTCGTCGGGAAATTTGTATGGGTCAGCCATATTCTTCCTTTCAAGCGCGGGTCAGGCCGCGAGGGTCTTGCACAACAGCATCAACTTGGTCGTCGTTGATGAGACGGAACTCCTTGCCAAAGATCTTAAATCTTGTGCCGGAGTAAGTACGTACTAACACGAAGTCGCCCTCTTTACACCATGCTCCGTTAGGAAACTTGGCGGTGTCGTTGTACGCATCTGGGCCAACTTTTAAAACAAACAACACAGTGGTCGCTGTTTCTTCTTGGCGCATGCTTTCAAGAGGCCGGACTAAGTCCAGACTTGTACCGTCGATACGTTCAGAGATGTCGGGCACAGCGCAAAGAATCTTCCAACCTGTTGGGATTGGGAGTTGCGTGGCCTTCTGCTCATCACTAATTTCAGGTTCAGGTGCATCCAAAGGTTGGATGGGTTCAGGCAGTGCAAAAGCACCGGGGGAAAGATCAAGATCACTCATCGGATTGTTCAACTTTCTGTGCAAGGTCAAGGAGATAACGCTCTGCGAGGGCCAGACCCTGAATAACCCCGCAAAGTTTTTGATACTCTTCAAATGTGCGACAACCCCCACCTGACAAATCGTCAGCGTAGTTGTTCATGTCGGTGCGTATTTTTTCGCGCAAAACGCGTGCGAAGTCTTGAATCATGATTTAGGTTCCGTTTTGGGTTGGTTGCGTTGTAACGCTGTAGTACGTGCTTGCAATTCCATTTGAGCTTTGTTCTTGGCAATGTCAGCGCCCATCTGAATACCGGCACGTTCTTGCTCAAATTGAGATTTGGTTTTGCTTTCGTTGATTTGTGCGCCCACCTTAAGAGCGTCAAGTTCCAAACGACCACTGACTTTTTGCTCTTCCAACTCTTGCTTGTCGGCGGCGATGCTTGCATCTATCATCAACTTCTGCTTCTTCAACTCCAACTCGCCCTGCTTGATTTGCAACTCTTGCAACTGCATCTGAACCACAGGGTCTTGTGCTTGCTGTTGAGCCTGCATCTGTGCGGCTTTGGCTTGATCTTGCATGAGCACTTGCTGTGCCGCTTGCGCCATCATTGCAGACAAAGCAATCTCCACGTTCGGTGGCAACTTCTCGTCTTCGGGTGGCAGTGGCATACCCAGTTGTTGCTCAATCTTCTGACGCATCATGTAGCCAACGTGCTCTGCAACGTGCGCAGTAAGCGCCGCTTGGATGGCTGGAGCACGGGGGTTCTGACCAATGAACTGCTGAATTATTGGGTCTTGCAACAACAGCATGTGCACTTGGATATGCGACTGATGGTCTTGGTACATGAACGCTTTAAGCGGTTTGCCTTTGAGTACATTCTGGTTCTCAGACACAGGGTCTGTGGGCTTCTGATCTTCTTCCAGCGGCACCAACTTTTCTGCATTCTTAATACCAAGCACTTCCAACATACGGCGGTGCAGTTGTGGTAAGTCATAGATGTCCGGCGCCATCTGCGCCATCTGAATCACAGCTTGGTACTGCACAACACGTTGACTCATGGTCGCGGCGTTGGGGTCAGACACAGGAATTACATCTACGTGCTGGTAGTCAGACTGCTTGGCACGGGGGCCTTTTGTACCCTCTGGCTCATACAAATAATCAGTATCAGAGTAATCACGGATGATGTTCTTAAGCAGACCTAACTCTTGCTTCAATGCAAAGTGCACACGAGCCTGAACAGCCGTCATCACCTTGAGTTGTCTTTCTAACAGTGCCAGTGTTGTACCGACAGGAGCGTTGCCACTCATGTCAGACACCTTCATATCAGCGGTAGCGGCAAACCTGCGGCCTTCATCCACAATGTTTTGAAGCAATACGTACAAAGTTTGGCTTGGCTCTTTATATGGTAAAGGCAGGATGTTGTCGCGGATTGTGCCCGAACCTACATCTACGTCTCGGAATTCACCCGGTGCGATGGGGGTGTCATCTCCCTTGATGCGCAAGCCACGTGTCTTGAGTCCGCCGGGTAAGTTGGCAAGTGTTCCGGCATCGATGAGTTGCCGCATGAGAGAGGTAGCGGATTTAGCAAAGCCCCCGATAAGGTGGAAAAGCCCGAAGCCGTAAGCTCCAAAACCCGGGATATATTGGTAGTGCACAAAGTGCTGACGCTTGAGTTTAAGTGGGTCATCTTCGTTCCAATTACGACGAATAGCCAACACATCGTTGGAGCCTTTAATCAACGTGACAACGTACGGCAACATGATGCCGGTAGGTTCACCATCATCTTCATCTTCAAAACCTTTGAGGTCTAGGTCAACGTGGCACTCATACAGTGTGTAACGCTCATCATTCAGGTCACTGAAACCTGTCTCTTTGTCTTTGGCTTTCTGAATATCACTGATAGATTTATCAGGTTCAGACAACTCAATATCACGGTAGAACCCAGCTTGTTGTAGCTTGAGAATCTCATTCTTTGTCTTACGCATCACGTGTGTAATGCGGTAGCACGTATCCATTTCTGTTGTGCCATACGGCAAGATGATGTCTTCGGCTGGAATAAAGATCGATACCTGACGTCCCAAATTGGGATCATAGTAGACCTTCTTAAACGCTGAGCCTGTGGCTGGCAGTGACCACAACATGCGCTCATGCTCTGGGCGGAACTCAACCATCTTCTCTGTCAACTGATAGTTCATATCATCTTGGACACGGGCGGCAGCTTCCTTCTTCTCAGGTGTCTCCTTACCAATGATCTTGGTACGCACTGGCCCTTGCGCGGGGAACGTCTCAGTAATTGTCTCAGCTTGGAAGCGAACAACGGCTTCTGTAATCATGGGGTGAAACACACCTGACGCACCATTCCAAGGTTCTGTGCGCTCTTCCATCTGCAAGCCCAGAAGTTTCAAACCTTCTGTGTAGGCTTTCTCCCAATCCTTGCGTGAGGCTTTGTCGTTGTCAATGTCAGAACACAACTCACTTGCCATAGATTGCAGTGCGCTATCAGCTACTTCATCGGCCAAGTTATCAGAAAAGGTATCATCATCTCCCTCACCGATGCTGATCTCCATGTCACCTATTGAAATGTTGACTTCTTCAGGGTCAACAATCTCAATCTCAATCGCCTCTTCGTCTTGCGCTAACGCGTCAATCCCTGCGGGTTGTTGGTACAGTGCTTTGTCGATGTTGGTAGCCATATCAGAATTTCTTTCTCAAAGTTGCACGGTTAGTGCTGGGGTCGTATTTGTATGCCGTTGGTTTGTTGCCGCTGCGTTTGCTTTCACGGTCAATGGCGCGTTCTTTGGCAGTCATAGCATCTCGCACTTTACCGGCTTCTGTCAAATTGCCTTGTGCGTCCACATGCCCACGCTTCTGGAGGATGGCCATCGCTGATTCTTTGGAGCCAACCTGTGCCGCCAAGCGGTCAACCAATTGGTTCTTGCCCATAAACTTTTGTGTTGCCATATTAGTAATACGCCGCCTTACGGGGCATAGATAAAATGTCATCCTTCTCGTCGCTGTCCAAGCTGATGAACCCACCATTCCTGAACCGAGCTAACGCCATACTTGTGCAGTCAACCATGTCATCGTGATCTGACGCGGGGAACGCAGCCACCTGCTCTACGACTTCCTCTGCCCAGCGCCTACCCGCAGGATACCAGACCATGCCCGATCTGAAAATATCCGACACTGCGTTCAGTCGTGCAACTTTATCACCTGTGCCCCTGTGTGGGGTGAACTCTTGAACAGGAATCCCCATGCGCCTGAACTCTTGGAACAGGGGTGTACCGCTAGACTTCTTCTCCACGATAAACGCATCTGGCTCCCAATCTCTGTATTCTTCCAGTGCCAAGTCTTTGAGTTCAGCAAACTCCACCCGTTTGTTGATGGCGTTCATTAGGATGATGTGGGGCTTCTCCCCTGTGAGTTTGTGGGTGAACACACCCCATGTGAGCAGTGCTGTAAAGTCAGCGCGGTTGTTCTTCTCTGCCGCCGCGTCAAGTGTCATGATGACAAACTCAAGCTCTGGGGGGTCTTCCTCTTCCCACCGCATCCACCACTCGCGTTTGATGATCGCACCTTCTTCGCTGGTGGGTTGTTGCTGATACTGAGCGTTCCACTGGAACGAGGGCATCGACGCTTTGGTTCTATGCAGGGCTTCAAGGTCAAAGAACTCAGGCCACAGCGCCCTCTCCTCTGGCGTGTTCTCGTGAAAGATGGCTGGAAACTCAAAGAACTCATACTTATCAGACTCTTCGTTGCGAGCCATGTCCTTGGCCATCATGCCAATCAGATCGTTGGGATGCCAGCGTGTATGCACAATCGCCATCCGGCCACCCGGCATCAGACGTGTTCGAGCACCAAAAGTAAACCATTCGTACGCCTTTTGGAACACCTCAAAGTTGCCGTTCAAGATGTCCTGCTCAGAGAACGGATCGTCAACAATCAAAAAGTCAGCGCCACGACCTGCAAGGGCTGAGCCAACACCGCAGGCAAAGTACTCACCACCAGAGTTGGTGTTCCACCGACCGGCAGACTTGCTATCCGCCGCCAGCGTCACCGTTGGGAATATTTCTTTGTACATATCTTGGTCAACCAAGTTACGCACCTTGCGTCCAAAGTCAACGGCTAAGTCTGTGGTGTGCGACACCATCAGTACCTTCTTATCAGGGAAATTACCTAGGAACCATGCAGGGAAGTAAACCGATACCAAAAAAGATTTGCCGTGGCGTGGTGGAATAGAGACAGCAATACGATCCTTGCGGTTGAACGCCATGTCTTCTAATAGAGATGCCAACCTTTTGTGGTGCCTGCCGATCTTGTAGTCGGGGTTCATCTTCAAGCAAAACTCTAGCAGGCTATTGCGTGCAACCTTGGCCGCTTCCCGCTTAGTTAATTCTTCCAGCGTGGCATCGAACGATTCTAAATCCGCAGGGTCAAGTTTTGCCAAATCTACGTTTTGTAGATCCTCGATGGTGAATTCGGAAAAATCAATCATCAGTATTAGTGCGTACTAACGTGGGTGTGCCCAGCACTTCCGCCTTGCTCTCTTGCAAGGTTTTGGGTTTGACCACCACATCCACAATCTGTTCTGTCTTGCTACGCAGTTCCAGCAGTTTGGAAATCCTGCCTTTGATCGAAGCCTCAAGCTCAAGCGTGGTTTTGTGCTTCACGGTAATTTCACTGCGTTCGATAAACAACCCAACGTCACCCACCTTGCCTAGCAACTCAAGTGCACGGATGCGAATCTTGGGGTCGGGGTGAGTTGTCTCTTCGATCAACTTATTGGTCACATACGTTCTGATTTGCACAGCCGAGTTCACCACCACCTGATCGTACTCGCTCAGTATGGATTTGAGATGCAACACCGATGCCGTGGTTGTAACTGCGTTGGTCTGGGGTGTTACTACATTTGTAGCTTCTGCGCTACTAACTGATTCATGGAAAGCCGAGCGTGCCCGCACCTTATCTTCTTCTGACGGTTCATCGGGTGCACCAAACGCTTGCAGGAACTCAGCCGTCTTAAACAGGGCATCCACCTTGGTGTGCAGAGACACCACATCCTCCCGCTTGCTTGGGATTGGCACCGTCAACTCTGGGATACAGGTCAGCATGGCCCGAAATATAACACACAAACGGCAGGGCGTGTCAAGACACTATCACTAGGGGCATGTTCTGGAACATGATTTCAAGGATTTTTTGCTATAAAAATTTTTAGCATGTCGTTTTATTTTGATGGGGGGTGGGTTTGCTGTGGCGATTTGAGAAAAATTGGACAGCGTTTGAGTAGACCACACTGTAGATGCGGCTACGGAGTCCCGACGCTACAAGGCTTGGTGGGGGGTGGGTGGGGTCGCGC